TTATTCAGTATCGATAATACCGTGCTTCTGACCGATTCTATCATAGGTACGCTTTTGACAAAGATAAATCAAAAAAAGGGGCCGATATTTTTGCTTGCGATGAATCGCAATAAGAAAAAAAAAAGAGGGACCTAAGCCCCTCCTTTATTTCTATTTCCTTAAATATCAAGGACTAACCGCAATAGCAGTAATCGCAGTGGGAGGAGTAGGTTTACTCTCTACCTGTCTCCAGTTACTAGCTAATGCCTTTTGTACTTGCTCTGTCATAAACAATTTCCACTGATGAGTGGTTACATCCGCAGCGTGAGCAATTGTAATCAGAATAGGCTGTGACGTTGCATTTAGATACCTAAGAGTTAACTGAGTAGAGGTTGTGGTATCTATATGGGCAAGGCCCTGCAAAGGGATAGGAACCTCTTGACCATCGGCGTTTGTCAAAGTGATGTACTTTACCATAATATATTTATTTAAATTGACCCAGGGCCACTGATGTTAGTAACTGTTTGAGGAAAAGATGAAGCATTAATCTCAAGCATAGGCTTGGTATAGCTGTCTTGCTGAACCTCAATAAGTAAGTCTTTTACGAAATTTGCCATAGCAATATTCTGAGCAGCAACAGTTGTTGAAGCATAGGTAATTGTCATAACGTCCTGGTTTGCCTCAGAATTCATATACTGAACTTTACAAGTTGCATAAGGAGATGATGGAGCAATCTCGATATTGTAAACGTCAAACGCGGGGAGAATCATTGTGTCGTGGCTCGCAATGCCTGTGACTTTGATATACTTTTGCATTGTAAAAAATTATGCGTTAGAAAAAATTATCGACACAAATATACAATAAAAAAAAGAGGGGCTATTAACCCCTCTTCTCTCGTGTATAAACGTATAGGTCTAAATAGTGGACTCTAACATTTTAAGGATTTCAATTCCGTCATCAGATTGTAAGTAAGCTGCGATAGCTGACTTAGGGTCTTCACCAAACGGAACAGACATCATACGTTTCTTGTTGGTCTTCAAATTAAAGTGGACATCACGTCCGTTATTGCGAAGTCCCAATAAATTCTTTTCTAGAAATAAAGCCACCTTGCCAAACATATCCAGCGAAGGGTCTTCTAAAGCATCTAGGAAATCTTCTGGGTAGCGTTTAGCGAGAATTAAAATATCGCGCTTAAGCTCCGAAGACGAAAGTTTAGAAGGGTCAATTTCTAGTAGTACACGGGCGACCATTTCCATTTCGGTAAGGTCCATCTTACGTGCAGCAGCTAAAGCGTCAGCTTCCAGGACCATATAGTCGAGCTCTTCTTGAGCGTCCTTTTCCTTATCGACTTCAGAAAATGCCGCACCCGAATCAGGATGTAGGCTTAAAAAATGTTGTAGTACCTGGTTTTCTTTTGGTACAGAAAGGAACCCGTCTTCAAAGACGATTGGTTCTAAAATAAAGTTTCCGTCTTGCTCGTCCTCGAAAGGCGTTTTTTGATTGCGAGCATAGCGTAAAGCGCGATTGACTTGTCCGTCAAAATACATAAGCGGCTTACGAGCGGTATTGCGGGAAGACAGCGTAAAAGTTAACGGTGCCACATCGCGGTTGAGTTTGTAGACCTTGTCTACAATAGGATTTGAATTTTTCATTCGATTGAATTTAAAGTTTAAAAAGAAAAAGGGAGGAGGTTTTACTGCCCCCTCCCTTTCAGAGATTAGTCACGGAACAAGAAGAAGTTGTTGGCACCTAAAGTGCAAACAGCTCGTTCAGACAAGAAATTAACTTGCATCTTATCGATAGAGCTATTTGCTGCTCCACCAGCAGAACCAGTAATCCAAGTCTTGTAACGACGGTCTTCAGTTTCTGAAGCGCGGTACCGAACGTGAAGGAAAGGTCGCTTAGCATTCTTACCCATAATCTGGTCGTATACAGTTGTTGAGCCAGCTGGCACCAATAAACCATCTACTTTACCCGAATTAAGACCACCACGCATAGTTGGGTCGTTCAAGTACTTCCAGTCAGACTTATAGAAGTCATAACCACGACGGAAACCACGGAAACCAAGGTTCAACGCCATCTCTTCGTCATTGTCAAAGAGACCGTAAGAAGTACCACCAGCTCCATAAGAGTTCTGAGCAGCCAACATATCATCAATAGCAAATGAGAAGTCACGGTTAACGAAGATTACATTCTCTTCGATAGAACCCTGCTTATCCAATCGCTGGATAATAGTGTCAAACTCAGCCAATGTAGTTGGGATACCTTGGAATACATTTCCTCGAGTATTTACTACATAGAAGATTCCATCGGAACCAGCTCCTTGAGCAGAACCAACTGTAGCATCAGGCACACCTAGGTCTGCTGCTGCTCCAGAACCAACTGCCGCAGGTACAGCTTCAATCATAGAAGTCTCCAAGTAGTCGTCAAAACGAAGACGTGTCTCGTGCTCAGACTTCAAATACCATAGGTATCCAGTAGCTCCGTTCTCGGTAGTTACTTTAACCCAACCGATTTGAGCCATATCAGAACCATTAACACTATAAGTGTCCTTCAAGATAATAGGCTTATTCTCAAAGAAGTTGTCTTGAGCTTCTAAAGAACCAACCATTGTATCTGTTCCCTTAGCAAACTCAGAACCGTATACAAATACAGTACAAGTAGTGTTTTGAGGAAAGTTTTGAGTAGCCTCGTAGTACTTTACAGAAAAAGTAAAGGTACCACCTGCTCCACTAGGAGTGCTCGAACCTGTAGTTACAACGGCTTTATTGCTCAATGTTGATGCGCCTGCGTTAGCAGAAATCATAACGGTTTGACCAACTCGCAAAGCAGCTGTTGAAACACCAGCAGGTAGAGTTACAGTAAACGTGTGAGCAGCAGCTCCACCAGGTGCACTGTCAGCATTACAATCTGTATACTTAGTATGCAAACGTCCTTGCTCAGCCCATTTGATAAGGTCAGAGTTAGAAGGCATCTCCGCTCCTACCATACGTAAGAATCCAGAAACAGTACGGTTACCGTAACGCTCGAATTCTTTCTCGTAGGTATCAGGAAGATACTGGTTTAAGAAATTAAAATTAGTAATGTAGTTCGTTTGAAGAGCTACTTTACTTGGTGCTGGATTCAAATCGAATCCAGGGGTTGTTAATACAGCCATTTTTTTTGTTTTAAAATATTACACTCGACGGGCGCTCTTAATTTTGAGGCCACGTCCCGAATCGGAACTTACGCTCCGAATTTGCACCCCATCCTTATTAGCTGTCTCAGGTACTCGCCGCGAATCCATATTAATATTTTTGGACTTACGACTTATATCTTCGACGCCATCAGACTTACCCTGCTCATAAAAGAACTCGGCAAATTTAGAAGGATTCATTGCCACGCTTAAAGCCTTGTGGTATCCCGCAGCGTCTTTAATCAACCCGTCATCCCCTATAAACTTATTTACGAAGTTCATAATATCTAACTGAGCCGACTTTAAGTCGCTAGCGTTGCCTGGATTAAAAGTGACGTCCTTTTCTCCGACTGCAAATTCAAAACCTTTGAATTTATCAGAAAAAACTTCGTCAGTTTGCTTCCGAAACCACTCGTTACGACGAGTGTTCTCTTGTTGGACACTACTAGACTCTTTCACGTATTGTTGATAGGCTTCAAAGTTCTCCTTCTCTTCTCCAGACAACGGGTTACCACTTGACTCAAGGGGTACCTTATATTGCTCTTGAAGGTCAGAAAAATATTTCTTGGCCTTATTAACCACTTTTTTCTTAGCTACTTTTTGCTTACGTACAAAAGACTCCTCATCGAGGTCTTCATCATAAGTTAAGTCTTCTACCATACCCTTTACATCGTCGGCATCTAAGCCTTCTTCAGTAGCTAGGTAGTACTCCGCTAAGAGAGTATCTGTGTCGACAGCCTCATAGTCTTTGTTGAGTTCAACAAAATCTTTAAGGCCACGACCAGTTTCTTTTTTGAAACGGAAATAAGCGTCTACATCTTCAGGAAGTTCTGGAGCGTTATTACGCTGCTCCAAAAGCTCGTCTAAGTTATTGACCTCTTTTCCGTATCGGTCTTTTAAGAAAGAAAGAACTTGCTCTTCATCTAAATCAGAAGAGATTTGTGTCGGTTCCGACACAATTTCCTCTACTACTTCAGGTGAATTCTCATCACTAAATTGAGCTTCGTGCTTTTCAAGAAGTTCTTGCTCTATTTCAGCAGTAGATTTTTCTTCCAAAGCTCCTAGGTCTCGTACTTTAATTTCCATTAGATTTAATTTGTGCGAAGATAACTATTTTAAAATCCTTCATCGTGGGTCAAATTCAGCAAGGTCGAAGCCATCTAGGCTGTCCTCATTGGATTCAAAATTGATGGGAGGTAAGTTATTCTTACGCTGATTGATTAGTTTAGACTGCTCTGTATTTTGCTGGCTGATACGCTTGCCTTTAGCATCTTCTCGCATATCCTCTCTTCCCGCAATTAGCTCTTCATCAAGCCCCTTAAGCTGCATATTAAAGTTAAACTCCTGCTGCATAAGTTGGTTTTTCAGCTGAGCCTCCATCTGCATACGCTCAATATCGAACGCTACTTCGGCCTGCTTTACCTGAACTTTTTGTTGCCCTTCGGCCTGGATTTTCATCATCTCAGCATCAGCAGCAATTTTTTGAGACTGGAACTGCTGCTGCATCTGTGTTTGTTGCTGCTGCAATTGCATAGCCTCCTCGCGCTCCTGCTTTTTCTTGCGCTTCAACTTAAGAAGTTGGTTGGCAAGTTTAATATTTCTAATCTCCCGAATATCAATGGCATCCTCTAAGTTGATGTCATTTTTAGAAAGCGCCATCTGGATATTTTGCTCCAGCATAGCTTTCTGTTCTTCATCAGGAGCTACTTCAATAAATACCCCGAAATCATAGATATATAAATCTTTGATATCGTTAAGGATAGATACATTGTACTTGCCAATTTGATTTGAAAACTCTTCTTTAAAATCAGCGTACTCCAATATATCAGCTACTCGGCACGAAAGGGCTTCGGCCATAGATTTAAGGATATAAAGGCTTCCGTCTAAAATATGCCGTGTAGCGACATTAGAGTTTAAAGCCGCCAACTTCTGTACACCAACTAAAGCATAGGGGTCTGGTGTAGAGCCATCACGCGCTTCGTTAAGACCCGTTATATCACGTATCATACTAAGATAGTGATTGTAGTTCCCGATAAGAGCACTAATCTTCGACTGTCCCGAGTTACTGGTAAGCTGCTGGATAGGAACGCGGGCGTTATTAAACTCGCCGTCCTGGGTATAGCTTCTACCTACAACACTACCTGTCTGGAAGTATAACCGCAAAGCATCCTCTGGGTTATATGCGTTACCCGTACCCAGGTCAACCTCGTTAAGTCCATCGGCATCGATAAAGACACCGTCAGGGACAATACGAGACATCACCTGCTGTAACTTAAGGTGCGTAATTTGTATCTGGTCAGCTAAAGGAATCATACGACGAACTAACGACTCTATATTTCCTTTGTACATACGAGGCGCACACGCTACGTAATTAGGAACTGCATATTGAGATGCCGATTTAGGTCGGACCATATTTTCAGCCATCTCCCACTTAAGTAGGATACTGGTTCCCATAACCATAACACCTTCATACCATACATCGATAGTCTTTTCGATTTTCTCAAAACGACCCTCTTCCATCATCTCATCTGGCGGGTTGAATGTATCGTCTTTCTCGATAACCTTACTTCCGCCCGTTTCGTTAATCTTCTTCTTATAGACAAACTTCTTAGTCGTCTTATAATTAAAATACATCAGCGTAGCGGTATCACGATAGAACATATCGTTTTGATAAAGCTCCGCTACGTTATAGTAATCATACCAACTTTGAGAATACTTAGAAATTTCCTCTAGGTCTTCCCTGGTAAGGGTAGGGTCGATTTTAATCAACTCTGTAATAGCTACCGTTTTAATCTCACCCCAGTAAAAAGTATCTTTAAAGTATGGGTCTTCAGTATAGCTGTATACCACATTAGCAGGGTCTACATACTCTACGCGTACCCCGTCTCCCTTCAAAAACTCGTGCTTTGCAATGCCAATACCTAAAGTAGTTAGGTCATAGTCTACCCGTTGGCGTGTCTCGCTATAATGATTTTGGTCCAACAACGTGTTAATCGCCGTTTCCTCTGCAATTTCAATAGCAGGCTTATAGTTAAGCTGCATATAAAGAGATAGCTCTTCATCGCTATTGGGTAAATCGTCAGGAGCTACTGTAAAGGGGTCAACGCCAAAGTCTTGCTGAACCTGTAGTAATAAATCTTTAGAGACCATCTGGGCCTCTATCATATCCTGGTATTTACTACGTTTAGCAGAAGACATAGCATCCTGAGCATATGCCTTTACATCGAACAACCTGTCGGACATACCGTTAACTACAATATCAACAAACTTAGGTATGATAGGAATAGGTGTCCAGTCCAGATTGAGATACGAAAGGTCACCATCTGTAGATAGCTCGTTTTTGTATTTTGCTACCGATTGCTCCCCGCGAGAGTACAGGCGTAATCGATTAAATTCTCGCCATTGGCTATAGAATCTACAACTGTTACCATCTCTTTTAAACCACTCATACTGAATGGCTTGTCCTACTTGGATTCCAAACTCACTACTTGCTTTTTCGGAGTCAGAAACAAATTGAGTAGGGAACGAGGTAGATGCTATATTGACTTGAACATCTCTCATTATTTAAGTAGTTCGCTGATGTTTCCACGGTTGTTATATCTAGCAAAGGTAACAGATATTTTCGATTGCTTTTCTTCGGGTTGATATACGTGTTTTTGATTCGCCATAATTGCCAATCCCGAACTAATAGTAGCATCAAATTTTGTCCTGTTATTGATATCAAATTTAGCCCAGTCTTCTAACGTTCGAGTAAACGGCATCACTCCGATATCCCCTGCCGAACGATAGGTTCCTTCTAAATCTATACCGATATGTTTCTCAATATACGATTCTATAGCAGAAGCGTGAGACTGCTTAACGTCTTCCGAGCTATTGGGTATACCTCCAAGCTCTTTCTCTGTTTTAGAGAGTTTATTAAACTTCTTGTCGGGACGGTTCATAGAGAACTTTCGATAGCCTCTATGTTTAAAATGATAGAGAAGCCTTGGTTTATTGTTCTCCGTTAGGATAGGCATACCATAGAAAATACAGGCCATTAGTACCTCTTCAAAAAATATCTCCGCCGTTTGAGGACGTGCTACATACTCTAGAAAAAACTCACTACTCGGGGCGTCATCCATATTGAACTTAGTCATCCCGTGAAGAGAACCGTTAGAACCTCTTCCACCGACTACGCCCGAGATGTCGTAAGGGTCACATCCAAACGACCCTATATGTTCATTGCCAGGAAATTTCATCCCGTTGCGTGTAATGACATTGTTCTGTAAATGGGCAGGAGGTATCCATCCCAATACAAATCTACCGTTACGCTCTGGAGTCCAAATTACCTTGGTGTCTTTCTCTCCGTTAAGCCAATGAAACGACCCACGAGTAAGATAATGCTCCTTAATCATTGTATCGTTATAGTCTATCTGCTGGTATATCTTGGTAAGATTAAATAGCGACTGTTTGCTTTCATCTCTAAAAGCGTGGGACTCCGTCCTAGGGAACTGCCTATAGAATTCGTTAAGAGCGTCAGGGTCATTTTTTAATGACGCTACTTCATTCTCCCAATAGTCAATAGCACCAATTTTAATAACACTTCCGTCAATGCCTTTAGATGCAATCGCAGGAGTCCTAAAAATTGGCATTCCATAGATATCTATATAACCCTCAAAATTCCATTCCATAGGAATAAAGAGACTGTACATACCGCTTTTAGTTTGCCCGTTGGCATTGCGGTTGCTGACGTCAGATTGAGAAAATAGCGTCTTATAGTTACCACCCCCTTTACTAAGCGCGTTAGAAGTAGAACCCATCATACACTTACCTATAATACGGCTACCTAGTCGCAGGCAAGTTTTAGTGACGCGCCAGTTATTGAGGATATTTTCTGGCTTCTCCCATTTCCCGCTCTCATCGTGTACCAGTAACAAAAGCTTCTCTCCGTCATAGCTGTTGTCTGATGTATTCTTCCAATCTATAGTTGTGTCAAGACCATCTAACTCGTTATCCTCGTCCAAGTACATATTGCGCTTGGTAATTTTAGAGGCGGGGATACGGTAGGCTAGTTCGGTCTTTGGCTTGTCCATACCATCCTGGATAGGCTTAAAGAAAAATGGATAGTTCGCCGATATAGGAACAACCTTATCGGTAAACATCTTCTTAGCGTCAGAACCCGTTTTAGAAAGTATACCTACACGCGCGTCTTTAGCTAACGTACCGATATTAACGCATTCCGAAGAGCCCATAAAAGAAAATCCTGAACGACGAATCTTTAGGTAGCACATACCAAAACATCGGGCGTCGGCCTTACACGCTTCCCAGAATATATAGAATATACGATTGGCTTCTCTAAAGTCAGGCAGCCCTACGTCGATTTTAGTCCACTGAAGGTAGCTATAATGAGACCCCGTTACATACGTAGGCTTACCGTTATTCATAAACCACACGCCGTTCTCTCTACGGTTAAACTCCTCTTCTATAAAATCTACCCACTTATCTTTAAACTCGGTAGGCATTTCATTCCACTGGAAGATAGTCTTGATACGGGAGAGTTCTTTAGGATATTGAAGAGGCTGCCAATACTGCTCTTTTTTATTCTTACTGCGCTGTATTGGCTCTTTATTTTTAGCGGGAAGAGCAATACGAAGTCCCTGGATATCCACGATATCCCCTACAGTCCCATCTTTGGATATAACGACAAAATCATACTTTTCATTGTAGCCATACTCCCAGGTCTTACCCCTGTTTTTTGCTGACATAGCCGCAGGAGGGACAATATCAGTAAGGTAGGTAAGGAGATTATTTTGACCGTCGTTCTGCAAAGCCTTGCTTAGTATTGGTAGATGAGTCGCCGCGTTTTTCAGCTGCTTCTAAATTTTCTTTCTCTTGTTCAATTCGATTGAGTATCTCAAGAGCATCGAATATAGCTAGTTTTTTAGTAGCCGCTGCGTTCTTAAGCCTATCGGCTGCTAGCTCGTCTTCAATATCAGGCTTTATAATATCCTCTTTAGCGACTTTAATAAGCTGTTCTACAGCCCTATGTCCTGCTTTTATAATCTCTAGTTTTAGCTCTTTTATATTCATAAGACCATCGTTATGTTCTCAGTATACATACGATAAAGCTTTTCTCCGTCGACGGTAAACTCGTATTCACTTTGCGGGGTAAAAGAAATCTCATCGCCTTCTTTAACGCCTAGCTTTTCCAGTTGCTCGTTGCCATAGCGAAGCGTTCCAAAAAGAGGTTCTTCCTTAACGAACTTCTTAATCCACGATTCTTTTTCTTCTACAGGCTTTACAAAACAGTACTTACTGTGGGCTTTCCACTGGTCGTCTTTTTTGTACAAAAAAAACTGGTCTTCTTCGATAAAAAATAGCTGGTCTTTAAAGTAGCTACGCCCACTTTTCTGAACGCCCTTCATATCGTAATAGTATTTAAATACATTATGATGGACGAGTAGGGTATCTCCTTTAGAAATAGGACCTGTATAAGAAATGGGGGTTGCCTCTACTATAGCATAACGATTAGAAAATCGATGGTCTTCTTGAGAGGAGCTTACGATGAATTCTACATCGCCCATCTCTCTTATGTTATCGTACCTGGTATCGTTAAGTGGCTGAACTATAAATGCGTCTGGAGACCTCATTAAAAGTTAATGTTGTACTCTACGGATACGGGCATAGAATGAGAGAAGTGTTTCCACAGAACTATCTCATCGTTGCGCTCTATCCATATTTGGATTGAATTTGATTTAACCTCACTTTTTATGAGGTGGATTTTATAACCGCCCCCTAAAACCTCTTGGCCCACCAAATAGTGCATAGCCGACTTATAGTCAGGACCTATAGAGATTTTACGGATAAGCATTATTATTCAGCAACCTCTTTTTCGGTCACCTCCCCTGTTTCGATATTGATATTAGCGCTGGCACCATATGTTTCTATAAGGGATTTCTCCATCTCATAGTAACGCGCTTTAATCATCTGGATATTAGAAAGGATATCCTGTTGCTGCATTAGACATTCACCCAATGCAACTTTGTTTTGGTTGAGCTCGGTTAGCGCATCGCGCAATTCCTTCAACTCGTCGTCAGTTAACTTCTTCATTTAATTTAATTTAATTACCACGTAGCGAGAGCTACTCTTTTCCAAGTGTTAGTCGCAGTACAAACATAGATATAATCTGCCGTCCATACAACATCTCCTTGCGCTCCAGTAGAAGTAGCGGAAGCAGGAGCTGTACCAAGATTTACTTTAGAGGCAGGGTCAGTCCAAGCCAGTTCCCCATTTAAAATATTAGACAGCTGCTGATTGACAGTAGGTGTGTTACCAGGAAATGTTATTTCGTAAGACCCTAGACTTTCAATATTTGAGGCAACATTAAGTGTTAAATATCCAATAGCACCAAACGCTTGCTTCCCAATACGTATTTTACCAAAAACATCAACTGTAGGGGGGTTCGCATTTACTTTTAGAACAGGGTTAGTGTAAGTGCTAAAGAAACTTAAGCTTTGACTATTGCTAGTCATTGTATAACTCCTATCTGTTCCTGTCTGAACAAGGTCAGAGGTACCAAGGTTGGTGCTATCGTTCTGAGAAACCCAGCTTAAAACTCCACTGCCATCGGTTTGTAAAACCTCGTTGGCATTGCCATCGTTCTCAGGAAGAGTAAGTGTATAAGAGCTCGTTAAAGATGTTGGAGCTTTAATACCCGCATAAAGACCGTTTAATACAGAAAGCTCAAACCGTAACGTAGCTTGGTTACTTATACTAATAGCATTTTCAGCAGTGCTATTGAGCGAAAACAATGGTGTAGTACCTCCAGCATTTCCAAAAATTAAAACGCCGTTATCAATATCATAACTTCTAGCTCCCCCTGTCTGAACAAGGTCAGAAGTAGCAAGGTTATCTGTGCTAGCTGGATTAACCCAAGCTAACTGTCCTGCACCGTCAGTTTTAAGAACCTGCCCAACTGTACCATCCGCAGTTGGTAGCGTTAAGGTATAAGAAGTCGATACAATTGCTGGAGACTTAAGCCCTACATAGTTAACATTACCATCTAAAAATCGAATGGGAACTTCAAGCCCTGTCTTAATTGAGTTATTACCAGAGGTGCCATCAAGAGAGAAAATAGTATCTTCAGGATTGCCCGTATTTCCCGTAAAACGCATAGTTTGGTTACCTAAACTATATGTTCGGTTTTCTGCTTCTTGAGTAAGGTTGCTGTTAGATAGATTAACAGATGTGCTTGTCGCCCACGAAAGAACGCCTGTGGCACTGGTCTGTAAAAATTGACCTGCTGTACCTACAGCCGCAGGAAGGATAAGTGTATATGAAGATGTAACAGCAGTCGGAGCTTTAAACCCGACATACTCGCTACCTGCTGCATCCAGCAATTGCAAAGGAACAGTATGTCCAATGGAAACTTTTGAGGAAGAAATACCCAATAAAGGAGTAACACCATTTTGGAATTGTATAGCCCCTGAGTTTACATCATACGTCCTAGTAGAATCGCTTTGAGTAAGGTTAGCATTACCTAGGTTAATAGAAGTAGCGCAAAGCGTAACAGCATTACAGAAGTCAGTAACCTGAGACGCTGTGATAGCGATAGGGTTCTGAGATGCCCCTATAACAACTCCTTTACCGTTAACAGCTAACGTAGCCGAATTAGCAGCGTCTCCAAATGTACCGTTGCTAGTTTGATTGCTTAAAGAAACAGCGCCAGATAAAACAGATAACCCTCCTGCGGATGGGAAAGATGCAATGCCCGCTACTGCGGCAGTAGCTAACGAGACATTATTGTTAACAGCCGTCCATTGTGATTCGAGAGTGGG